CACCAATCCACCAAATAACACCATTTTTACCCGCAAAATCTTTACGTTCTTCAAATTTTTCCATTAGTAATCCTCAATTTTTTGCATTTCTTGATAACTACTTGATGGAATGTAATCCAAATCGTTTGATGTTGTTGCTGTTTCTATAACAGTCTCAAATTTTTCAAAACCTATTATATGTCTAGATGCTATGATTAAATAATTTCCTGTAATAGAAACATCTTTATTTTCCACATCTGATGATTTAGCTCCAAGATAAGGAACATCAACATTTACATTGTATCCAGACGTTAAATAAAAATTTCCAGGCATTACTATTTTAAGTTTTTTAGAGATAAGATTTTCTATGATAGCTTTTCTTTGAAATAAAAAATCAACTTGATTTTCATCTGTAGTCAAAGAACTCTTGTCATGACTTTCTATATATTTACTATTTTTTCTTTGTGATGTAAATAAACTTAATGATTTTCTCGAATCAAACGTGTTTGAATTTTTTGAACCATCTCTATTTTGTATCTCACTAAAATTTGGTTCTTTATTAGCATGTTTCATTTTACTATAATGTGAACCATAAGAAAAATTAGTTTCTTTTATAGATTTTGTTATTGGGTCAAATCCTATAAATTTACCAGCATTAACGCCCGATTTAGTTCTCTCAAGAAAATTGGTTTGCGCTATAACTTCAAAATAACGTGCGCCTTCCAATTCTTTTATGGAAGTTTCTGCATTTAAATTTTTTGTCTGATAACGAACATTTAAAATTGGTTCATTTATTAATAAATTTGAAAGTGATGTAAAATTAAAACCCTTACGATTTTCAAAAAATAAAAAATTTGGTGATTGTAAATTATCAGTGGCTCTTTTGCAACACCACTGTATAGCATCAATTGGTTTTAAATTTGGCACTACAACTTTTTTTAATCCATATGAAGGAGTATAAAACCCCTTTAATCTATTATCAGGAACATGTAAATAGTTCTCTAATATTTTCAAAGCTATTTTTGAATATGTATCCTCATAATATTGATTAACTCTTATTTGCTCTGAAAAAAGTAATTCATCAGAAACAAAATGTAGTATATAACTTTCACTTTGTGGGGTTACATTTGTTCTATTGGATTGCTTATAAATTCTAAACGCTTTTTTTATTAAGTTATCTTCTGAATCTTCAGTTTTCTTAAAGTGTATGAGAATTACTTCTGAACCATCGAACAATAATCTTTTTGATAAGCCTAATGCATCAATAATCAATATTTTCCCACTCATAACCGGAGAAAAAATAGTATCAAATATGTTTATTTCTTCATAGATGTTCGATATATCAATATTTACACCAGCTTTTGTCACTATTGATAATTCTTTCAGAACATATTGTGTTGATTCTTTAAGCATTTATTACTCTCAGAAATTCTTTTTCAACAGGGTCCACAAATTCTTTTTTTAGTAATTTTATTGTTCTTTTATTTTCATTTATTTCATTTTCATAATCATAATATGTTTTCTTTTCTTTCGTAGTTGATATAGTAACATATTCATTATTTGCTGTTGTGACCGAAACAGAACTTGAAGTTGGAATATTAGAATATGTATTTGCATCAACTTCTAATTTATTAATAGTTATTGAGCCAGTTGCGGAACCGTCTGCGACAGTGGTTGTAATAACTTTATAATATGAATGAACATTATTTTCACTCATTGCCCAAGTTAATCCTGATTGACTTGGTGTATTAGCTGCACCATTAGCAGTATATTTTGCATCAACAAAATTTATAAAATTATTATAATTTAAAGGCCAATCATATTGTGCATCAAAAATATCGTTAAACATCAAAACTATCCAGTGTCTTTCTGGATTGCCGTAAAATTTATGTGCAATAATCTCGGGAGTATCAGATTCATGTATCTGATATTCATAAAACACAACAGTATTATCTTTTAGCTTGTTCTCAAAAGCATAGCGCGATATAATGTTAGTTACATAATCAGTAATATTTACATTATCATTAAGTGTATAATTTTCTTTAGGAAAATAATTGAAATATCTTGACATTTTTCTATTCCGTTAATTATTCTGAATTAGTCGCTAATAGTTGGTCGCCTTCTTCTCTATATAATTTATAGTCATCTTTTGTCAAATATGTAACTTCTTTGAATTGTAGTGTCATTTGTGTAGCTACAGGCATACCAGTTTTACCTAAAGATGGTAAATTTTGACCAGCAACTTCATATGCACTGAATCCATTTGGTGCATAATTTATTTGTATATTTTCTAAAACAACTGTCGCAATTGGTGGAATATTTGGATTTTGTTGTCCATTGTAATAGAATCTAATTTCAAACTCTGATGGTGGTATCAAAAATCCATATTCTTTATCACCCTTTACAGTTGAAGATATTTCAGGTGCTTGATGGAATCTCAATCTTTCCATAATTTTTTGAACTTCCAATGCTTCAGTAGTATCTCTAGGATAAAACATAAAATCAAATTGAAATGTTCTAAAACTTGGTGACCTATAAATCATTTCCAACATAGGATTAACAACTTGTCCCGTTGCTGCAAATAAAGCAGCAGTTCCAATTCCACCGCCAATTTTATTTTGTGCAAATTTGGATCCAATGGATTTTAAAACGCTAGATAAAAAAACTGAAAATTTATTTTCAGCATCAATTGTAGATTGTCCTGCTGCCATCATTTGACCAGTCATCGTATCTGTTAAACTAACATCAGAATATGTTTGATTATATTGATACATCAAAGTGTCAGGCATATATAAAGCTATGGCATCAGTGGTCATTTCTGTTTTATTTAAATAGCCACCAGTTCTGCTTGCACCTGTTATCTGATTAATTTGATTGCCCACACTATTTTGTGTCTCAGATGGATTTCCACTAATCGCAGATTTTATGTCTGGTGTTTTAAATGTAGCACCCGTTGTTGATGCAGAAATATCTCCACTCGGTGAATAAAGCCCACCATTATAAGACTTATATTTGGTACCTTTTTGTTGTCGCGCATATATTACTATGTAATGTCCTTTATCGTAATTACCTAAATCAATAGGATAACGATAAGTATTAAGCTGAAAAGGACTTGAGGACAATTCACTCAAAGGTCCACGTGCGCTTTTATCTGAAAATATGATGTCTGTAAGACTAAAGAGAGGCATTTTTGTGTTCCAAATGATTGACTAAGTAGTATTTATGTCATATAAAGGTTGGTTTAAACCAAAAAATCCAAGTAAATACAAAGGAAAAGTTGACCAAATAATTTATCGCTCTAGTTGGGAAAATAGAGTGATGAAGTGGCTTGACGAGAATCCTAATGTAATTTGGTGGTCATCAGAAGAACTTATTATAAAATATAGGTCTCCTATTGACCAAAGAATCCATCGTTACTTTCCAGATTTTGTTACAAGAGTAAAAACAAAGAACGGAATTGAGAAAACTCTTGTTTTGGAAATAAAACCCTATAAACAAACACAAAAACCAACACAAAAGCGCAAGACAAAAACATATTTAGAAGAAGCAAAAACATACCTTGTTAATCAAGAAAAGTGGAAAGCAGCAGATTTATTCTGTCAAGAGCATGGTTGGCAGTTCCAAATACTGACTGAAAAAGAACTAGGAATATGAGATAAATAGTCAATGGCAAAAAAACTCATAGACCGAATCAAAGATTCCCTAGCAAAAGAAGGATTCAATCCTAGAACAAATGCTTCTAGGCAATGGCTTCGTGCCAAAGTCAAAGAATTGAAACCGACATCAGCAACACTCATGCGTGACCGTGAAAGATTGAGAAATAATTCTTTTATTGGACGAATGTATTTTTATTTCTATGACCCAAAAACTAAAGATAGATTACCTTATTATGATACGTTTCCATTGGTAATACCCATTGAAAGATATACCGATGGCTTTTTAGGGCTAAATTTACACTATATTCATACAAAAAACAGAATTATGCTACTTGATAAATTAAGCGATGCACTAACAAATGACAATTATGATGAAAAAACAAGATTAAGAATAAGTTATCCTCATTTACAAGCATCTTCCAAGTTATTTGAAGCAACGCCGTGTATCAAGCGTTATCTTTTTAGTCATATACAATCAAGATTTTTAGAAATTACAGCGGATGAATGGGATATCGCTGTAATGTTACCCGTTGAACAATTTGTGGGTGCATCAACAAGTAAAGTATTCTACGATTCAAGGAAAAAATTCTAATGGCTTTTTCACCAAATCTATTTCTATCAAATGCTAGAGGAAAAGACGGTTTTGCTCGTCCGTGTCGTTTTGAAGTCCTTTTACCTATACCCAGAACGGTAACTAGTTCTGTTGGAAATTCAATTATAGAAAAAATAATAAATTTTCCAAATTCAGTCTTTTCCGATGTGACCGATGCTATTACATCCGCAGCGGGTGGAACACCTACAAATCTATCATCAGTTTCTAGATATCTAGCATTACAATGTGAGAGTGCTGAATTACCAGGTAAATCACTTCAAACAGCGGATGTTAAAATTTATGGTCCAACATTTAAAGTTCCATATCAAACACAATATCAGGAAACAACTTTGACTTTCTTATGCACAAACGATTTCTATGAACGCAAATTGTTTGATGCTTGGTTAGAATCAATACATCCATCAGATACTAATAATATGAGATTTCCAAAAGGAACTGGTAAGGGTGATGGATATATGGTAGATTTGAAAGTTGTGCAATACGACGATTTCATAAAACAAATATATGCGGTTCAAATGATTGATGCATTTCCTGTTGGAATAGCTTCTCAACCATTAAATTGGGGTGAAGATGGATTTCATCGTTTATCTGTGCAATTTGCATATCAGAAATATAAAACGATAGCACAGGGTTCATACAATCTAGCTGATGCTGCAACATCGTTGTTTGGTTCTGCGGCATCAAGATTACTACCAATAGGTTCAGCACTAACATTATAATTTATTAGCGAGGATATTATGTTACCAAAATTAGATGTACCAATTTATGAATTTAAAATGATTTCAAACAATAAAACAATACGATTTAGACCATTTCTCGTTAAAGAACAAAAATTGTTATTGATGACATCACAATCAGACGATATGAAAGAAACGTTAAGCACTGTTCGTCAAATAATTAACAATTGCGTCATAGATGAGATAGATGTAAATTCAATACCTACATTTGACCTTGAATATTTGTTTTTAAATTTACGTGCAAGGTCAATCGGTGAAGTTGTTAATTTAAGTTATAAATGCAATAATACAGTAACAAAAGATGATGGAAAAACAGATGTATGTAATTCGATTGAAAAATTTGATATTAATTTATTGGAAATAAAACCCAATATAGTTAAAGAACATAATAAAAAAATTGAGTTAAATTCAAAAATGGGTATTGTTATGAAATATCCAACTTTTGAAACTTTAGCAAATATTCAACCTGACAAATCAGAAACAGAAAATTTAATTGATTTGATTACTGAATGTATAGATTATGTTTATGACGCAGACCAAATTTATAAAGCAAAAGATTCAACAAAAGAAGAATTGATAGAATTCATTGAAAATTTACAGCAAAACCAATTAGAAAAATTACAATATTTTTTTGATACTGCACCAAAATTAAAACATGAAATAACTTTTAAATGTAAAAAATGTAATTATGAAGAAGTTATTCCTGTGGAGGGTTTACAGAATTTTTTTATATAACTCTTTCTCATGATAATTTAGGTAACTATTACAAAACAAATTTTTCATTAATGCAGTTTCACAAATATAGCTTATCTGAATTAGAAAATATGATACCGTGGGAAAGAGCGATTTATATCGATATGTTGATGCGTTATTTGGAAGAAGAAGCAGAAAAATTAAAACAACAAAAAAAGAGATAGTATATGGCATCACTCTCAGACATTTATAAACAAGAAGCTAAATCTGGAAAAGGATTAAGTTCAGCTTTAGGCAAAAAAGCCTTGGAAAAGATGGACCCTAGAAGAATGTTCGACCAATCAGGACTTCTTGTTGCTATGTTTCCTGCACTTAAAGCATATAGTGCAATGAAACCTAAAAGAGAAAGAAAAGATAAATCTGATATTGATTCGACTTCTTCATTTTCACGCATAGAAGCTACTACAGGACTAACAGCAAAAAATACAATGGTTCTTCCAGCGATGGCAAGAGACATGAATTTAATGAGACAAAATATTCAAAAACTTGTAAAAGCTGCCGGTGAAAAACCTTCTGTAAAATCAGACATGTTCTTTAAAAGAGCAGGAGAAAGAGAAACTGCTTATGAAAGTGCCTTAAAGAAAATGGGTGGTGGATTAATTTCAAAAACTCCATCTTCGGCTGGAAAAAGAGACGGTCAAACAAAAGATTCAGCATTATATGTAACAGGTAAAGGTGAAGATGCTGAAAGTAGTAATATACTAGCTTTCTTAAAAGACCCTAAAAAACTAGGACATATTGCTGGTATGGCATTACGTTTTATGGGTCCTCTTGCAGTTGGTGCAACAGCAGCTTATGGTGCTTATAATATTATGCGCGATTATCGTGCAGGGAGAAAAAAGCACGAAGAAGCTGGTGAAACAATGGGTTCAAAACAAAGAGAAGCTATAAGTGATTTACCTGGAAACAAATTATCAAAAGGTAATGCCGATGCTTTAATTGATACATTGATTAGAGAAAAGATGTTTGATGATAGTTCAGCAAATAGTCACATAAAACAATCATTCCCTGGTTATAATTTAAATGATGTTTTGAATTCTGCAAGTCCAGATAAAAGAAAATTATACGAACAGCTAAGAGATAATTCTAAAAAAAATTCAAAAGCTGAAACGTCAACACCAGAACAACAAAATCAAGAATTTGTTGGTCCACCAGTACCTACACCAACTCCAGCACCAACATCAGAAATACCTTCAAATGTAATAAAAACAGGAGAAGCATTACCTGTTCAAACTGGAACTGGAGGTTATGTAGTTTCAGGAGAAACGGTACCTGCAACAATGCCAGCACCAACTCCAGCACCAGTATCACCAGCAACGGCAACAATGCCAGCACCAACTCCAGCACCAGTATCACCAGCAACGGCAACAATGCCAGCACCAACTCCAGTACCAGTAGCACCAGCAACATCTACTCCTTCTGTTGTTAGACAAGGTGGTAAATCTAGTGGTGCGGCCGCAAGTGGTTCATTTAATTCAAAAGATTCGAGAACTAATATAGAAAATTATTTAGGTAGAAAAATGAGTGATGATGAATATGATGCTCTTTTAAAAGCTACTGGTGCTGAAGCATCAGCAGACCCTAAAGAGCGCGCGGCCGTTGCTGCTGTAATATTAAATAGAGCAAAAATGAAAGGTTCAATAATCGATGTGTTGAATGAACCTTATCAATTTCACGCTATAACTGGTCCTAAAGGAAAAAATGGGGACGTAAATAATCCATGGAGTGAAAATGCGAGGAAAAAAATAAATGGTATAGAAAATGATATAGCAAAAAATATAAATTCATTTCCTTCAAATCTTCTAAGATTTACTTCATCAATAAGAGATGCATATAAAGGAACATCATCAGGTCAATATGAGCGAAAAATGAAAGAGATGGAAGATGCTGGTGGAATAACTATTGGTAAACAAATTTTTGCTGAAGGTGGATACAAAACAAAAGTATCATCATCATTTAAATTACCATCATCTGGTTCATCATTGACATCAGCATCTACGGCAGTAGAAGATGGTAAAATGGCAGCTATGAAACCTGTAGCATCGACAACAACGATAGCACCTAATACACCACAAAAACGAAGCAATCCATCGGGTATACCAAATTCACAAACTGCATCAGCATATGACACAGATTTAATACAATCTATGGTAGGAATGCAATACGGTGCCGCATAAAAAACCCCACCGAAGTGGGGTTGCAAAAAACATATCAAGTATGTTTTAATCTGCTTTTGCTAGACCTTTGAAGTAGTCCAAATCTTCATCTTCTTCAGAAGCGAG